AGCTGAGACAGGCTCATTGGGGGCGCGTCTTCACCGATCCACGCTGATACTTTGATTTGATTGTCTTGCGCTGTGGCTAAAGATTCAGCAATATTATCCTTTGTGATCTTCTCTATTGGCTCACCGCCACCATACATTAGGTAGGCTTGGTGCGGATCAGCAGCTATAGATTGCTCAATGGCCCTGTAAGCCTTTTGAGTCGATTGTTGAATAACAAACCCACGATAGTCAGCATTAGGGTCGTAGGTCTGGTTAAGCGCGTCTATGCGCTGCTCTCTAGTCATGCTCATTAATGACTGCACGTTGCCGTAAACATCACGGGCAATCTCCATTTGCTCAATATTCTCTGGATCAGTTAACTGGCTAATGGTGTCATTGATTTGGCTAAGTTGGCTCTCAGTCATAGGGCGACCACTTTCTAGCATTACCTTGCCTTTTCTAGCAGCTTTCATGGTCGTAGCTTCTAACTCTTTTGCCTCACGCCCAACCCTAGCAATCTCACGATCTACAAGAATCTGATCATTGCGCAAGTCAGCATTCATTCGATCTGCCATCTGCTGTCGCTCACCTTCATCAAATGTTGGAGGTAGCTCAATGCCATCTAAATACTCTTGCCCAAGACCTAAATCTCGCTCGGCTTGGAACTCGCTCATAATGCGGTTGGTGTGATGCTCATGTTGGAATGAGTCAAAGTCTGTTGCCATTTTACCAGCCGTAATTAAACCCACCTCTAAGGCTTTCTGCTGGGCCTCTGCAAACTCAGCCATACCATCAGGGCTTTGCATTAAATCGATCCTAGACTGCTCGTATGCGCCTGAGAGGTGGGCAATTGTTCTACGACCCACTTCACCCCTAACTGCGTTGGTGTTATTCGTTAAAGTTGAGTCTGCGTATCGTGTAAATGCGCCCTTGTTAGGGTTAAATTTAACTCGACCATTATAATCTTTGGCAATCTTAGTGTGGGCCGCTTGGTATTGCTCTAGCATAGTGCCATGCGTAGGCGCACCATTCGCATCAACCCTAGCTTGGTTATAAATCTCATCTTTTGCTGCACTTGTGTCTCTAGCAAATCCGTTAGATAAACGACTGTACTCTTCATCAGTCTCAGCCTTAACAATCTTGGTTTGGTAATCATTGACCACCTTAGTTAACGCTGAGTTTGTTTGCATCTTAGCTGAGGCGGCAGATGAGATAGCCCCTAAACTTATTTGTTCAGCACCGGGCAACCCTGTTTGATTAATGCTTGGTATTTTCACTCGCCTATTCCCCACCAATTATTGTCATTTCCCACTTTGCCAACACCGCTAATTAATAAGCTCTCGCCCTGACTTTTCATTGAGTCAGCCTGTGCGCTTGCTCCTGCCCTTCTAGCTGATGCGGTACGTTTACCCTGTTCTGCTGCAAAGCTCATCTCACGCTCTGCGACATTTGCTGCTTCAGCCATAACCGCCAAAGTAGACCCACTTGTTAGATCCACTCCTGACTTTGCATAAGCCACTACTCGCTGACCCTGATCTTGGTCAAACTTATAGCGTGTCCGTCTAAGACGCTCTTGTGTTTCTAGTTCGGCTAGTTGGGCGTTCTTCTCGCCAGCTTCACGCATTTCAGAGGCGGCACTACTTGCATCACTGTACTGTTTAACTGCCCCTGCAATTTGCAGAAATGCCATAAAACTCATAGTTAATCTCCAACGCTCAATGTGCCAAATATTGAAATGATGTGGCAGGCCAAAGGCAAGTCTTGCTTAATTTCAATGCGACCATTTAAGTCATAGCCTAAATTTCTAACTTCAATATCTTCTGACACGACAGGTTCTTCATTGCCAAAGTTTGTGCTTGGTGATCGTACAGGGGGTCGCTGCTCATTGATGATTGGTATAGCCGACTGCTCTAATCTTACAAAAATCTTATCCCACCTCTTCATCTTTCCAAGCGTTGTGCCTGACCCGGCATTAGCTCCGGGTCGAGTAGGCGTTAACTTAGAAACGTATTTAAGACCAACTTTAATATCAGTTGCTGTGTAGTTCAGAGTTATAGCACCGCTAGAAACTACAAGGTCAGGGTGTACAGCACCATCAGCAGTAATCTGTACAGTTTTACCCTCTAGGTGAGCAAGGCCACTTACTGCGCTTGTAGCACTCCCTGAGTAGCTAATCATTGAGTCTAAAAAAATGTCTGGGGTATATAGCTCGACATATTGCTTGACGACATTACCAATAGTCCTTTTGACAACAAACCAAAATTGATCTGGCCCATCTTCTGAGATGACTGCTAAAGATTTGTATTCACCATCAGTAATGTGTCGATGCCATCCGATTACCTCTTGAGTCGGCTCATACGTCAACATCAACAATGCGCCATCAGCGCGTAGGCCAAGAAGTAATGAGTCGGGCACATGGGAATAGCTAAGGGTAGTTAGTCCACCTGTGGTGATGTGTTCAGCCAAGAAGGTAATGTCGTCCGATTGGAATGAGTCAGACTCCCACTTATAGGCTACGTTTCTTACTTGAGTACCGCTTCGTTGAATAAAAAATACATCGGAACCCACATACGCTGGGTGACCTATTTTAGACCCGTAAGAAGTTTGCCTGCGAACATCAACATTAGTTGGGGTAATGGCAGATTCATTGCCACCAGTAATCCGAAACTCACCGCCTGATGTGCCAACAATTAACACACGTTGAGCAGCCATCCACTTAATGTTATTTACACGATCTGATGCAATGGCGTAGCTTAGGCCATCGGATGCTTTAGCACCTAAATCAAAATCCTCATAGATGCCTGTCTTACTGGCCCATAGCGTTTGTGGCTTGTGTGATGTGCCGCCATACCAAAGCCTCTGTTCATAGAATACGACTGCTGAAGGAAAGCCTCTTAGCGTTGAGAACGCGCCCTCCTGCCACAAGTTTGTAGCATTGGTATCTGTGGGCATATAGCTCAAATCTTTGACTGTGACGTTAGCCACTGTCGCTGATGCTACGCTATTGACGCGAACCCATACGACTTCGCCTGCTGCGTTTCCGGGGTTAGTGTCTACTTGCCAATCAGTGCCAACGTGAGAAGCGTCAAACAAAGAAGCAGAGGCAGTGAGATTTTGAGTCGCAGCAGAGGTGCTGGCAAACGTGAGAGTAAGTGACTCGTCTTGGTTAACAGGTAGGAATGGGCCTTTTTTAAATACTTCGTCAGCAAGTGTCCAAGTGGCATGTGCTAACCTCGTTAGTTTTCTTGGTTTGTGACTAGGGTGAACGATCCACATTACGTCTGCGTTTTGGGCAAACTGTAGTTCATTGACCTGAGAATGAGTGTAGGTGGTAGTGATCTCATAAGCCGATCCATTGGCTTGGACTTGACCACCATTTGTATAAAATCGAATGTAGTTGTTTCCAAACTCTAAAACGTAAGTCTGATCAACGCTGAACTCAAAAGGGATTAAACGAGTTGTATGTGCTGAGTTTTTTACTTCGTTAATAAATCGAGTGCCACCACGCCTTTTAGCTCCCCCATGTGGAAGGGCCATAAAGTTTTCCATGACCTCACAACCGCTAGAATATTTTGGCGAGTCAGTGCGCCCCATCAATCTTGGTGATAACTCACCTGATGCAAAACTATTGATGATTGGGGATAGTCTCATGCGCGAGCCACCTCAAAAACGACTGAGTTAATATCCTCTGAGCCGACTTCTGCCCCATCGTAAATTGACGCATTAATTAAGGCGGTAGAAGACATAGCCCACATATCATTGGATAAGGTTCTGTTTTGAGTAAGGGCGTATGCAACCTCTGCCGATATACGGCTGGCTAATGCAAAAACAAGGGCTGGATCAAATTGCCCCGGATCTGTAATTCTTGCGACAAATTTAATAGTCGCTGTGTCTGTATTGCAAACAAGTGTCCGTCCTTCTACTCGATATTGTGAGTCTTCTTTTAACTCAAGAACAGACAGGCAATGTGGATCGTTTGGCAGGCTGTAAGCTTTGTCATAGCCCCACACTGGTTTAGTTGATAGTTGGGCTAAGGTTGCCCGTTGAATAGCACATGACCAAGGATGAGAACGTAGCACCGCATCACGCGCATCAGCATAAACCGCATTACATACGTTAGATTCAGTTGAGCCATCTTGCAAAGATGTGATGGTGTTCGCACCTAGCATCGCCAAAGCTCGGTTACATATTGATACTTCTGAGGCCATGACAACTCCTGATTAAAAAAAAGGGGCGTGTTTCAGCCCCTTGGTTGATTGCAGAGAGCTTAGGACTCGGTGCAAAGTACCTCAACAACACATTCGTCTTGGACGCGAGTTGCGCCTGCTACGAATGATAGATACACCTGATGGGCGTAAGACTTATCGGGACGTAAATCAATCTTAGTTGAAACGTCTTTACCAATAGCCAAGCCCATTGCAGATTTGCTAAATGCAAAACATTTGCGCTGAGTAGAGTTAAGGTTTAGACGCTCAGAGCGTAGGAACTTAAAACCCATGAACGTGTCAATGTCACCTTGTACTAAGGCTTTAACACTGTTGTAGTCACTTGAGCTAATCTGAGTTGTAGCTAAAAGGTTAGACACTTGCTGTGAACCCAACACAAAGAAGCGTTCTTCGTCTGGATCAAGATCGTTGCCGTCCATGATTTCCTTAGCAGAGATCAATTTAGCTACAGTAAGACCAGCAGAGCCGTGAGCGATCTTTTGACCAGCAGGCAAAGCTACGTTTGTGCCAGCACCATCGACTGCGTTACCTGTGGCGGCTGCAATGATTAGGTCGTCTATAGCACGAGCCATACTGTTAGCACCTGATTTTGCATAATGCGACTCAGGAGTTACCAACATACGAACCTTGTCCTCGTCATCGATGAGGTCGGCCCAGTGATAATCCGTCATTGAGACAACACGACGAGAGTGTGGTACTTCAAGAACTGGAGTGGTTGTGTGGCGTGAGGATTTGACAATAGCGGCTACTGTGCCGATGCGGTCAAAATTATGCTTCTCGCCCGTTACTGACTGCTCATTAATAGCAGATCGTAAGCGTGAACCCTTCTGTTGTGCTAAGTGAATTAAGTTATCTTGGAACTGCTGAACAAATGCTTTTGAAATTGTATTAGCCATGATTCATTCTCCGAAATTGGCAATTGAAATTGGCGTTTTGAGCTACCCCTAACGGGACTCTTAACTGGCAATAACGCTTGCTTTGACGAGATATGAGAAACGGCCCATCTAACCCACAGGACTATGTTTAGCTACCCTGTTGGATTAGATGATCGTGTATTTTCGCGCGGTTATTAGAAATTAAACCTCTTCTGGATATGCTTGTGTGTAGAGCCTTTCCATCTTCTCTACTTCAGCCCTATGCTGCGGATGATTATTTATATTGTAAGGGTGGTCGGTGTTGCGCCTGACTTCACTTATTCGATCCATTGCCTCTGTAGGCGATAAAGTAAATCGTGATCCAGACTCCATGCCAGCCGACTGCTCTTCAGTAAGAGTTGCCCCAATTCCAGCCATTAAACGAATCATGCCAGCGTTGTTAGCTAAACCACTGTCGAGCAGGAACTGTTGTGTTTCTGCATCGGCATACGCCATTACTGCATTTTTAGCCTGAGACAGCTTTGCATCATAAGCGTGACCCCATTCTTTTTTAAGTAAATCGTTAGCCGCCTGCATTTCTGCGTCACTATTTTCAGCGTCTTGATTGTTTTGTCCTTGGGTATTCTCTTGCCATGCTTTTACTTGTGCAGTCGATAGCCCGTTGTCATGCGCCCATTCTAAAAAGTCAGGATCTGCCCCCTCAACTTGATAGCCATCTTTAGTGTCTGGACGGCCTAGTCGAGCATACATCGCATTACGGGCTTCAGATTCATCGTTAGGTAGGTTTAACAGCGTAGGAACCTTATCGGTAAGCTTCTGGTTAAAAGCCGCCCAATCGTCTGTGCTTGCCTCTTCACTCGGTATGCGAATAGAACCGCCTGCGTATTGCTGCGCGTCCAGATATGATTTAGCTAACGTGTTTAGGTCTGGGATTTGAGATAAAGATTCATTACCTCGGTATTCTTCCGATAGCCCTGAGCGCCATGATTCGGTCGCCTCTACTACTGATTCAGTTGCTGCTACTTCACTCATTTTCTTTCTCCACAATGTTCGCAATTTCTAAATAGATACTCCGCTGACCCTCACGATAAGCCGCTTCGTAGGGGCATTTAGTAAACGAGATTCGATCACCATATGCCGACTTCATGTTGGCAAGCATTCGCTCACCTGTTTTACTGTTAAATAATTCTTTTACATCTTTACTAAACTGATCCATTTACAGTCTGCTCCAAGTCAGCTACCTGTTGAGCACCAGCGATTTCTTGCTGGCCCTGATCCATTGCAGCCTGTTGTTGTTGCTGCTGCTGGCGTGATTGACGCATTTCAGCTACTTGCTCATTGCCTCGTAAAATATCAGCAGGCGCACCTAAGCGATCTGTTATAGTCCGGCCTGCTTTATCAACATCAACAATATCCAAAACTTCCGGGTTTACTTGTGCAAGTTGCATAATCCCATCAATAGCCCTTTGGATTCCTGTTACCTC